CGGGCCGGTCTCACCCAGGCCAGGCTACCCGCGTCGGCGGCCCGCCGACGACCGGGCGCGATGCGACGGCCGACCCGCCTACAATCCCGGTTCGGATGATTTCTACGAACCAGCTCTAGTTCGTGCGATAGACCACATCAACTCGCCGGAGCTGCCCTTCGGTAGCCGCTCGCCCTCACCGGCGACGGCACTGCCGAGTGGACCCCCGAGGCCCCGTCGCATCCCCCGATAGCCGTCGATGCTGTGCAACCGGAGCCGATGATCCGGAAGGGGTTCATCTCCCAGATGATTACCGCACGTGTCCGCCCTCGGGCGGAGGCAGGCGGAGACGACCGACCCTTCACGGGGTAGACGCGGCAAAGCACGGCCTGGGCGCGTCCGAGTCTCCGAGCTGACAGCGACCGATACCTCAGTCGGACCGCCGGAAGCGCACTGCTCCCCTTCACAGGGGGCAGTACGCCTCGGGCTCCCTCGTGTCCTCGTCGTCCCGCCAGGCACGGGGTGCAGGTGATCCTCGAAGAGGATGCCGTTCATCACACGTCGGAACGGCGAAGCCTTCCGACGCAGGGGGTCCGGGGGACGGCGAGTCCCCCGGGGGTTGGCCGCGCCGGCAACGCTGAGCGACAGCAGCGCGGATCGTCCTTTGTTCGTCGCGGAAGCGTCGCGTCGAGCTGATCGGCCCGGCTAGTGTCGGCGCATGCCTACCAAGATCACGTTCGTCGGCGGAGGTCACGTCGACGTCGAACAGGATGCAGGCGATGTTCGTCGCCTGCTCACGGAGGACAAGATGCGCAACGGGGAGCCGTTCACGCTGCTGAAGACGACGCAGGGCGATGACGTGTTCGTCGCGGCGGATCAGGTCGTGTCCATCGCTGCCAAGCGGGCACGCTCATCCACAGCGAGCTTCATCTGAGCGCCGTCATGTCCACGTACATCAAGTTGGCGGGCAGCGAGATCGTCACGGTCGCCGAGAATCCGCAGGATGTCGCCACGCGGTGCGCCGCCGCCAGTAGAGCCGGCCAGCCGCTGGTCGAGCTGTCCCGAGAGGATGGCGGCGGGAAGTGCTGGGTCGCCTGGCGGCAGATCCTCTACGTCGAGCCCGAGCCAGAGTACGAGCGCGGGCAGTGGGACGGCTGATCGTTTCTTTGAGGACCCCTTCGGGACCGCCGAGGGAGTGAGCTGCGCAAAAACGTTGCGCGGGCAAGGAAGTTGAACGCGCGTCGACCCTCACCCGAGGGTCACGCGGAGGTCGCATGAGGGTCACGAGATCGACCGTTCTATCGGGAGTCCGTGGGCCGTCGTCCGGGTCGAGCACCGGCTGCTTGGGGTCAACTGACCCCATAGCGGCGGGGTGGCACCTGCCATCGAGGTGTCATCCGGGACCGTGCGCGGCTCTGTGACAGGCGTGACAAAGCGTGACAAGGTTCGGCAGCTCGTTACGGCCGCCGTCGGCGACGGGCACGGTGTGATGGACGGCGAGCCGGTCGTCGCTGCCGCAGACGGCGCAGGCGTGCCCATCCCGTTGTAGAGCGAGGTCGCGGAGCCGGTTCCATCCGGCGCGTGCTGTCGCGCGGGATGAGGGGGAGCGGTTGGCCCAGGCTGGCCGTTCGTGTCGGGGGCAGTAGGAGCCGTTGGCGATTTCGCCGCAGAGGGTGCCGTCAGGGAGGCGGCCGATGCAGGGTCGGCGGGGCATCTAGAGCCAGCCGAGGACGCGGGCTCTGCGGACGGGCTGCTCGGCGCGCTCGACGCACATCGCGAGCGCGATCACGCCGTCGATCTGCAGGGAGGCTTCGCGTTGGTCGAGGCGCCAGCCGCGGCCGGTCTGCTTCGCGACGGCGCCGGCTACGTGGCGGTCGAGGTCGGGGTGGGCGGGGTGCTGCAGGCGTTGGCTGGTGATGGCGGCGTGCAGGCTCTCGCTGGCGGCGGTCATGCGGCTGTGGGACTGCGGGAACTCGATCATCGGCATGCCGTGGTCGCGCTCAAGGCGCAGTGCTTCGGAGCGGAACCGCCAGGGGTCGTAGGCGACTTCCATGATCGAGCGGCGGCGGGCGATGCCGAGGATGACGTCGGGGACGGCGAGGACCGCGTCGTCTCCTTCGAGGATGTGGACTTCGGCCACGCGCAGCTCGGCGGTGACGCCGATGACGGCGCTGGCGGCGCGCGAGCCGCCGATGTCGACGCCGAGCCAGACGGGCTCGTCGGGCGGCGCCCAGGTGCCGGCGCACGCGGCCCAAGCGCCGGGTGGGAGCCATGCGCCCTCGCCGACGCCCCAGGAGCAGCAGTGGAACTGCAGGAACGCGATCTCGGCGATCGCTGAGCGCTGGCGCCGGAGGTCGGCGACCTTGATCCACGGGGCGGGGTTCGCGGCCTTGACGGCGGCCATGTCGTCGGGGTCTCCGTCTTCGGGCAGTGACCATTCGAGCCAGTGGAGGCCGTCTCTGCCCGGTCTGGCTTCGAGGACGGCGCCGCTGCGTCTGACGTCTCTCTGCGCGAGCGCGCGGGCGCGCAGCCGGCCGAGCGGGCTGTCGAGCTGGGCGGCGGCGGTCGAGATGACGAGGAGCTTGGAGTCGGGTCGCTTGATGAGGCCGGTCTGCATCGCCTCGATCAGGTCGCCGTTTCTGTGTGCCCATGCCTCGTCGGCGATGTAGAGCGTGGAGGAGAGGCCGTGGGCGCGCGGTCCGTCGGACGCGACGACGCGCAGCAGCCCGTCGCCATCTTCGTGGCGCAGCTCGAGGTGGCGGATCACGAGCACGCCATCGAGCGCGGGGTGCTGCGCGAACCCACGCATCCGCTCGAAACAGATCCGCGCCTGGTCGCGCGAGGCCGCGGCGATCGTCACGGCTGCGCCCGGGGTCGAGACGAGGTGGTGCAGGCCGATCAGAGCGGCGATCGTCGTCTTCGCGTTGCCGCGCGGCAGCACGGCGCAGATCTCGCGAGCGGGGCCGAAGTAGGCCCGCGCGATCCGTCTCTGGTAGGCGGGCAGCGGCTCGCCGATCAGCTCGCAGAAGGCGAGGAGGCCTTGGTACCCCGGCTGGATTGGCGTGGTGACGGACACAAACCCTCAAGTAGGAAGTGAGACTGTCGACTCCTTACTCTAGGATAGGGAGCCGACATGGGACTCTTCCGCCGCTCCAAGCCCGTCGAGTCGCGGGCGCTGACCGCGCAGAACGTGCCGCCGACCTGGCTGCAGTCCGCGCCGGGCGGCTCGGTCACGCCGACGACCGCGACCTCGGTCGCCGACGCCTACGCCTGCATCCGCGTCCTGGCCGACGCCGCCGCGTCGATCCCGCTGCACGTCTACCGGGATGCCGCCGAAGGGCGCGAGCGGGTCGAGGCCGGCCCGACGGCCGATCTCCTGCGCAACCCCGCTCCGGGCATGACGCAGGCCGCGCTGATCGGCCAGCTCGTCGCCCACCTCAACCTCTTCGGCAACGCCTACGTCGGCAAGTTCCGCGACGGCGACGGCCGGATCGCGCAGCTCGGGCTGCTGCATCCCGATCGCGTCGTCCCCGAGATCCGCGCCGGCCGCCAGCTCTTCACCGTCACCGCCCCGGACGGGTCACGTGCTTCCGAGCACGGCGCCGACGACATCGTCCACGTCAAGGCGCTGTCGGTCGACGGCCTGCTCGGCCTCTCCCCGGTCCGCCAGGCGCGCACGATCCTCGGGCTCTCCGACCAGCTCGCCAAGCACGCGGGCGCCTTCTTCGACAACGACGGACGGCCGTCGGGCATCCTGCGCGTCAACACGTTCGGGACGCCGACCGTCGCCCACGACGGCGACGCGGAGGACCCGCTCAACGAGCTGCGCGACGCCTGGAACGGCAGCCACCAAGGCACCGCGAACGCGCACAAGATCGCGGTCGTCTCGGGCGAGGTCGAGTTCACGCCCCTCTCGATGAACTTGGACGACGCGCAGTTCCTCGATCAGCGCAAGTTGTCGGCCGTCGAGGTCGCCCGGATCTTACGCGTTCCGCCGCACATGATCGGCGCCGACACCGGGGAGTCCATGACCTACTCGAACACCGAGAGCTTGGCGATCGAGTTCGCGACCTTCTCGCTGCGGCCGTGGCTGGTGCTGATCGAGCAGGCGCTTTCGGCCGACCCCGCGCTCTTCGCGCCCCGCCACTACTGCAGCTTCGTGCTCGACGCGCTCCTGCGCGCCGACCACGCGACCCGCGCCGACGTCTACACCAAGGCGCTCGATCCGATGACCGGCTGGATGACGCGCGAGGAGGTCCGCCGGCTGGAGAACCTGCCCCCGGAGCGCGTCAAGCCCGCCCACGTCGAGCACGCCGCCGCCGAGGTCGCCTGATGGCGTCGAGCAGAGTGCGACTCCCGCCGGTCAACGCGACGCTGACCGAGGTCTCGATCTACGAATTCACCGGCTACGACAGAGACGGGAACGAGGTCTACGACTGGTCGTCGATCTTCACCGGCGCGGCGCCCGCGTACATCACGGAGAGAAACGAGTTCGTCCCGCACGAGGGCGGCCGCCTGCACATGTATGTCGCCGTCGCGGTCGTGCCGTCCAACGTCGGCGTCGAGGTCGGAGCCAAGCTCAGATTCACCCGCCGCGGCGTCGAGCTGGAGCGCGAGGTCGACGCGCTCGAAGACCGCGCCGATTTCGGATTCCACCGCTGCTTCGTGAGAGAGGTCGCCAGATGAGCCAGACCGTCACCCGTCCCACGCCCGGCGCCGTCGAGGAGCGCCACGCTCCCGCCATCGAGGCCGAGGGCAAGCGCCTGCGCGGGCGTATCCCGTACGGCGTCGAGAGCCGGGACCTCGGCGGCTGGCGCGAAGTCATCGAGCCGGGCGCCCTGCGCGGCGCCAAGCTCGACGACCTCATTGCGACCGTCGACCACGTCGGCGTCCCGATCGGCCGCCACCCCGGCACCCTCGAAGTTGAGGACCGGGCCGACGCCCTGCACTGGTCGGTCGCACTTCCCGAGTCGCGCGCCGATGTCCGCGAGGCCGTCGAGCGCGGCGACCTCCGGGCGGGCTCCTGGCGGATGGTCGTCAAGCGCGACCGCTGGGACGGCGACGTGCGGCACGTCGAGGAGATCGCCGAGCTGCGCGACGTCGCGGTCGTGACCAACCCCGCCTACCCGGCCGCTGCCGCCGAGCTGCGCTCAGCGCCCGAGACCGACGAGCCCACGTCGGAAATTTCCGACACCGAGACGTCTGCCACGGAAGACACCGACGCCGCCGACGAGCGGCAGGAGGACACGATCATGCAGGTTGAAGACCGCACCGAGGGCGGCACGGGCGGCCTGGCCGTCGAGGACCGCGCCGCCGACCAGCCGTCCGTCGAGGCCCGCGTGATGGACGCGCTGCGCTCCATCCAGAAGGGCGAGGCGCGCTCGCTCACGACCGCCAGCGCCGCCGCGCTCGCGCCGGCCGAAGTCGGCACCTTCGTCTTCGACAGACTCCGTGCGGCGTCCGTCGCACTGGCCTCCGGCATCCGCATCATCCCGACCGACCGCGCATCGATCACCTGGCCCCAGATCACCGCCGACGTCAGCCCGGCTTGGTACACGGAAGGCGAGACGATCACGGCCGGCGACCCGACGCTGGCGACCCTCAGAGCGGAGCCGAAGAAGCTCGCCCACCTCATCGTCACCTCCAATGAGGTGCTCGACGACAGCGAGCCGAGCGCCCAGGAGGTCCTCCGCGACCACCTCCTGAAAATGCTCGCCTTCAAGCTTGACGGCGAGATCTTCGCCGGCAACGACGGTGACGGCATCACCGGCTTCGCCAACGTGTCCGGCCGCCAGCAGATCAGAAGCTCCACCAACGGCGACGCGCTCAGAAACTACGACCTGCTCGTCAGAGCGGTCGGCATGCTGCAGGCCGCCAACGTTCCGGGACCCTACGTCGCGGCGATGAACCCGCGCACGGCGACCGAGCTCTCGATGCTCAAGACGGGCATCAGCGGAGACGCGACGCAGCTCGCCAAGCCGCCCGAGGTCCCGCCGATCGTCACGACCTCGCAGATCTCGACCGCCGTCGACCAGGGCACCGCGAGAAACAGCACGTCGATCTTCGTCTACGCGCCCGCGCAGATCGTGCTCGTCCGCCGCCAAGACGCCACGGTCGAGCTGGACCGCTCACGCCGCTTCAACAGCGACGAGTCCGAGCTGCGCGGCAAGACCCGCGTCGACCTCCTCGTGCCGGACCCCAACGCGATCGTCCAGATCAGCGGGATCATCCCGCCGGCCTGATCCATGGGCACCGAGCTGGCCGACCTCGCGGCCCGCTTCGCCGACGCCGAGCGACAGATCCGCGATCTCGTCGCTCGCGCGCCGGCCGGTGACCGCCGCACCCTTCTGACACGAGCGCTCGCGATCCTCGCAGAGCTGACCCGCCAGATCGCCGCCGCGGCGATCATCGGCGTCGAGGTCGCCTACGCGGTCGCCGTCGGCGCCGCGCAGCTCCTCACCGGTCGGCCAGTGGTCCTGCCCGACCCCGCACCCGTCACCGCCCTCGGCGGCGGCCTCGCCAGACGCCTGACCCAAGCTGTGAGGACCGCGGAGACGAACACCCGCGAAGCGATCCGCACCGTTACCCCGGTAACGATCGACGCCGCTGCAGACCACGCCGTCACGACTCCATCGGGGCCGCGTGAGATCGACATGCTGCTCGGCACCCTCGCCGAGATACAGACGACGATGATCGCCGAGCGCGCCACATCGACCGGCACCCGCCACGGCCTCGGCCCCGACGGCCTCGTACGGATCTCCACCCACGGCACGATCAACCCGATCTGCCGACCGATAGAAGGCAGAATCGTCCGCGCAGACGGCGACCTCCCGCCCTATCACGCCCACTGCGGCCACACCGCCATACCCGCCGGCCACACCGCCGACGACCACGCCCGCGCGCTCCGCAACGTCCGAGGCGAACACCTGCGCCAATGGTACGTCGACCGCTACGAGCGACAACGCCGGACGGCCGCGTAACGTTCCCCTCGGCGGTGCACCGTGGCTACCCGCAAGGGGAAGGGCGCCGCCGCCACGGTGAAGCTGACGGCCGCTGCGAAGCGGCCGTCAGTCTGTCCGCCGCCAATGCGAGGATCACCTCTGCCGGTCCTGCTCCGGCCCCTTCGGCGGCCTCGTGAACCGCCCAGGACGCCCGCCCGCCCGGCGGGCGTCCGTCGTTCCGTCCGGGCCGCCTGCCCATAATCCCCAGCGACCGGCCGTCACGACGCCGGGCAACGACGCGAAGGGGCTGCGCGACGGTGAACCACGACGAGCACATCAGGGCAGTGCTTCACGACCCCACCGAGGGGATGACGCCCGACGAAGAGGCGCGCTGGTGGATCCGGGATCGAGAAGAGGCGCTGGAGCGCATCGAGGCCGGCACCTTCCCGGTCCATGAGGACTGGAGCGATCGCCCCGACGAGTACCTCGCGGAGGCCCGCGAGAACCTTGCGCAGGACTTGGTCGACTTCCGCGAGCGGCATTGGTACACGTGCGAGCCGTTCCACGATCCGACCGAAGACGACGCCCTCGCCGAAGCCGCCGTGTACGGCTGCGACGAGGCATGGGCTCGCTTGCGCGACCACCAAACACTTCGTGACATGCGCCGCCACGCCGCTTCGCACTTGCAAGCAAGGACACTCTCCGCAGCGGACCTCCGATCGATGCGGGCGTGGGACAAAGCCTGCTATTGGGATAGGCCGTCGGCACCACACGTCTGTGAGATCCACGGATGCGACGATCACGATCACGACAGCGGCCGACACGATGAAGGCTGCCCGTGGAGCGCATGGTGCGGCGACGGGCTGGAGGCCCACGGCCAAGCCCTCCACGAAGGCGATCCAACCTTCTGGGACCGGCTGCGGAGACTCGGCGCCACGCCAGAGCTGGTAGCCGAGGCGAACGCGATCCTCCAGCCAGCGCGGCACGCGCTTCGCACCCGTCGCCAGCGCCCGACGACGAACCGCAGCGGCGCCCGCCGCCGTACAGGACAGCGCAACCGTGGCACCGGCAGCCGCCCCGCGCCCCGGCGCACGACGACGCGCTCAAGCGCCCGGTCGGGAGATTCCGGCGACGACGGCCCAGCTGCTCCATCGCCGCCAGCAGTTCATCTCTGGCGGCACCCCGTCTTCGGCGCCGTCACGCCGGCCCTGCTGCGCATCCTCGTGCGGGAGGCGCAGGCATGAGCTGCGGGCAGCGTCTCGATCAGCGCGAGCCCGGCGCTGTCGCGATCCAGAAGGGCCTCGACGCCCTCATCGCCGGCCTCAACGCCCGGCACCCCGAGCGTCGCTGGCGCGTTGCGTCACCACCGCACGGGCTCGAAGCGCCCAGAGCGGTGGGGACCGGGCACGTCGATGACCCGGGGATCATCGCTCCAGATCACGAGCGCGCGCTCCGCGACGTCAGCGCCCCGCGCCCGTCGGCGCACGAACACGTGCCGGATCATCCCGCCGAGAAGGTCGCGTAGACCATCGTGGTCGAGATCTTCAACATGGTGAGCCACCGCGGCGAGCTGGCCCCGAGCGTAGACCTCGTCGCGCTGCGCCTGTTTAGCGTCCCGGTCAACGACGCGCACCTGCAGTCCGGCCTGCCAACCGGCCTCGCCGAGCAGCCGGCGCGCCTGCAGGTCTGTTGCGAAGGTGTTGAGCTCAGCTTCGGCTTCGGCAAGCTCTCGGTCGATCGCGTCGATGTCGATGCCAGCGTCGGCAGCTTCGAGGCGCAGACCACGAAGTCGTTCGAGAACGAGATCTCGAACGAGGGCGTCCAGCCGGGAGGCGACGATCACCGGCGGCTCGCCGCACCCTCGCGTCCGGCCTCGGCTGCAGCGGTAGACAGGTGTGTCGTGTCTCGCCCCGCCGTAGTTGAAGCCGGCCATCGCGTAGCGGCAGTGCGCGCACCGCACGAGGCCGGACAACAGGAACGGCGAAGCCGCCCGGCGCCGTCTTCCAGGTTCGCGTTGGCATCGCTCCCATGTGGCGAGATCGGTCAGCGGCTCGTGCGCGTCGGCGTTCACCAGCTCGCCGTAGCGGACTTCACCGAGGTAGACCCGGCTCGACAGCCAGCGCCGGATCTCACTGCTCTGCCACTGCGCCCCACCCGCCCGTGGTGCGCGTTCGGTCATCCAGTTCGCCAGCGCCGAGTCGCCGTGCCGCCCACTGGCAGCGCGGACGAACAGCTCTGTGATCGCGTCCCCGTAGATCGGGGAGGGGACGAGCACACCGGGGGAAGTCGGACCCCCGATCGCTGCGGAGTCGGCCGGGGAGATGTGCGTGTCCTTCGTCGGCCGAGGCTCTACCTTGAGGTAGCCCACTGGCGTAGGGCCGATGTGCGCACCACGGGCGATCGCACGGCTCTTCGCCGTCCACCAGCTCGCCTTCGCCTGGTCGAGAAACAGCTCGGCGTTCGCCAGGAACGAGGTCAGCATGTACTTCCCCTCGGGCGTTCGCGGGTCGATCCGCTCGTGCACGGACGCGAAGATCTGGCCCGCGTCGATGATCTCGCGCACGATCGTCGCGCCGTCGGCCACGGAGCGCGCGAACCGGTCGATCCGCATCACGATGATGCCGTCGGTCTCGCCAGCGCGGAGACGCTGCAGCGCAGCTTGAAACCCGGGCCGCTCGATGTTCCCGCCCGAGAAGTCCTGGTCATCGTGCCAGGCGATGATCTCGCCTCTAAGCTCAGCCGCGTACCCTTCAACGGCCTCGCGCTGTACGGCGGGGGAGATGTAGCCTTCTCCCTCGCGGCCGCCGACGCGGGACACCCGCACATAGCCATCGAGTCGGAGCACGCGGACACTATATGGTCATTTCCACGAACCAGCTCAAGAACGGCAACCACGTCGAGGTCGACGGGACGATCTACAAGGTGGTGGAGTTCCAGCACGTCAAGCCGGGCAAGGGGCCGGCCTTCGTGCGGACGAAGCTGCGCCGCTCC